ATCCATGTTTCTTGCAAGACTAATTCATGCATTGATGGGAATCGGTGTGACACCACCACAAGTTCCGACATACCAATCTATAGGGTCACCAATACCAACTACCGTGATTCCTCCATTGGTACCCGGCCCAGCGACGATGGCACACGTAATAACACCAGTGGGCCCAGCAATGCTATCACCATTAATAGTGACAGCTCTAACAGCATTATATGCTGAATTGATGCCACCAAATGCAGGAGCAATAAAAAAACTACCATTTTCAGGCGCTCCCTTCAATAGTTTAGATGCATTTGTTGGTATGTCTAACGAAGATACAAATCTTCTTATTGAAAAGAACGAATTTAAAACTGGTGAACAAACAAAAGTCGAAAATAATAAATGGAAACTTACCGATGATTACTATAAAGTATTATGATTATACCGACCGATCCTTTAAAAACCGCAATGGATGCCACCAAGGCCGCAGCTTCCAATGCTCCTATTCCAGTAAACGTTACATCTGTAATGCGCACGGTAGATACTGCACAAACAAATCTAAATAATTTAGCAAAGTATAAAGATCTGGAATTAATAAAAAAAGAAGCTGAGGCCAAGGTAATGGCATTGACTGCTGACAAGCAACAAGAAGTATTAGCACAAAAAGCTGAAATAGAAAAACAGGTTGCGGAAAAACTAACATTATTATTAACATTATATTTGTCATTTCCGCCAAAGTTGCCCGCAAGTAATCCAAAGGCGTTGGCAAAAAAGGCATATGAAAAAACAAAAAAGGAATTGCGGGAATTAAAACAATCACTAAGTAAAGAAAATTTGAAAAAAGGAAAAGACGCATATAAGTATCCAATGAAGTTAACGGAATTGGCAACAACCAAAATTCCAGAAATACCAAAATTACCCAATGCGTTAAAACAAGAATAGTAAAATATTAAAATTATAACTTCAAAATCACCGTAAAGTTTAACTTACCACCATTTATATAGAGAGTGTTTTATGGATAGACAATTACTTAAAGCATACATTCGCACAATTGTTGAGGAAGAAGTTTCTAGAATTCTGCCACAAATGTTGTCCGAAGCAGTGTCAGAAATTAAGCAGCTCAAAGAAAATGTAACAGAACCAACAAGAACTGCGCCAAAACTTGACCGTAGTAAACTGGCAGAATTGATGGGAGTAACATATGACGGTAGTACATTGCGGGCGACCACAAACAATTTACCATCAAGACTTCCTGATAACATACCAGCCAATGCAGATCCAGAAGTGGTAAAGGCAATTACAAGAGATTATTCTGCAATGATGAAAGCGATGAAATTAACTTGAGATAAGATATGGCACAAGCAATTGGTATTACATTACCAATACAAATTGGAAATATGGGATATTTTCAACAAGCATTTGATACATTAACTCAAGTTAAATCAAACTTTATAAATTTGATACTTACTAGAAAGGGGGAGCGTGTCCACCAACCAGAGTTTGGGTGCGGCATTCATGATTATTTATTTGAACAACTCACTCCAGAAAATATTGAAGGGGCAAGACTCTCGGTAGTAAATGCAGTAGAACGTTGGATGCCATTTTTAGAACTGGTACAATTTGAACTCAATGCGTCACCAAACGACTTGGATAATAATAGACTTCAGTTATATGTTGGTTACAGATTAAGACAGAATCCAAATATCAGAGACACTATTATTCTAACGTTTTAGGAGATAATCAATGGCAGTAAATCAATCCATTACAAAAAAATTTAATCCAAACTTCAAGGACGTTAGTTATTTAGCAAAAAATTTCTCTGAATATCGGCAGAACTTAATAGAATTTGCTAAATCATATTATCCCAACACGTATAGTGATTTCAACGAAGCATCTCCGGGCATGATGTTTGTCGAAATGGCAGCATACGTTGGGGATGTTATGTCCTTTTATATTGATAATCAGTTTAAGGAAAATTTACTGTTATTTGCAAAGGAACGAAATAATGTAGTGAGCATATCACAGGCATTGGGATATAAACCCAAACTTACAGCAACTGCAACAGTGGAAGCGGATATATATCAAATGGTTCCCGCACTTGGCGTAACATTTAATTACGAACCAGATAAAAAATTCTTTTTAAAAATATTAGCAAATTCAAAATTTTCTACAAATACACCACCAACTCAGAATTTTCGATCTATTGATAATGTAGATTTTGCCGATCCCACTAATAGAAACATTCGTGTATTGGCCCGAGACGGTTCAAATGCACCGACTATGTATGTAGTATCAAAAAAAATAAAACTGGTGTCGGCTGATGTAAAAATTGCAACATTTTCATTTGGATCGGCGCAGAAATTTTCTAAAATAGAAATCACAGATACAAACGTAATTTCTATTATTTCGGTAGAAGACTCTAATGGTAATTTGTTTTATGAAGTAGATTATTTAGGTCAAGATTTAATTGTAGAAGAACGTGATACAGCAGTTAGAGGATCTGATGGATTTTTCTCTAGCGAAACTATGCAGTCTGGATCACTGTCTCCTGCAAAACTTGCAATCTTTCGCAAAAAACCAAGAAGATTTGTAACACGAATTAATTCTGATATGAAATTAGAACTGTGTTTCGGGTCGGGAACAAGCGACACCAGTGATGAACTGGTAACGCTAAATTCCACACAAATTGCAAATTCAAAATACAACCAAGTCATTAGTAATTCATCTCTAGATCCGGCAGATTTTATATCAACGGATACATTTGGATTGGCACCTGCTAATACTACATTAACAGTGACCTATTTAGTAGGCGGTGGAGTGCAATCAAACGTTGCGTCCAATACCATTACGCAAGTAGACGTAGCACAGATTGCAAATAATATTACCGATTATGCTACTGCAGAACAAGGATTGTACAATCAAGTAGTATCAAGTGTGGCAATTATCAATGAAGAACCAGCACGTGGCGGTGGCGATACCGAGTCTGTTGAAGAAATACGAGAGAACGCACTGGCCTTTTTTAACGCACAAAATCGTGTGGTAACTGACAAGGATTATCTGGTACGAAGTTATGCAATGCCGGCGCAGTTTGGATCGGTGTCAAAAGTATTTGTGGTACGCGATGAACAAATTAATGCAATTGCACGACAAGATTCGGGGTCATTACAACTAAACAATGATCAAAATCCATTTAATAACCGCACGTATGTGGTAGATCCAGTAGCACCAAATTCAATTAATTTATATGTGCTCGGGCATGATGAAAATAAAAATTTAGCTACCTTGAATACATTAGTCAAAAAGAATTTAGCAAAATACTTAGAACAATATAGAGTATTAACCGATGATGTTAATATTTTAGATGCCTTCGTGGTAAATATTGGAGTAGAATTTCATATTGTTGCGTATCGCAGTTATAATATGAACGATGTTATTGCACGGTGTATTGATGCAATTAAAAGTTTCTTCGATATTACAAACTGGCAAATTAATCAACCAATTATTATGAATGATCTTCGATTGACTATTGGTTCGGTAGAAGGAGTACAAACTGTGTCTGATGTAATTGTTACGAACAAATATAGATTTAAAGATGGCCGTGATTATTTTGAATATAGATATCCCATTGAAGAAGCAACGGTGGACGATGTAATATACCCGTCACTTGACCCAAGTATATTTGAAATACGATATCCAGAAACGGATATTGTTGGATTTGCTCGTCAATAATTGAGATAATATATGAGAACTTTTCTACCAACGTCAGAAGACGCAACTATCTACGAAAAATTTCCAACATTAAATACTGGACTTGATGAAATTATTGAAGTGGGAAAAATAATAAAATCATTAGATGGGCCCAATGAATATGCCTCGGGGTCAACGAGAATGTTGATAACGTTTGATATTCCTTCACTACAGCAATATCCAACATCTTCGGTGTATTATTTAAATCTACGAATTGCAAATGCAACAAATGTCAACCGTTATCAGACATTGGAAATATATCCAATATCACAAAGTTGGGTAGAAGGAAGTGGATATTTTTATCAAGATACGCAGAATGCGGAAGATGGTGTAACGTGGATTGACAGAAGTACTACAGATGTGTGGGCAACTTCGGGCAGTAATTATACCACAACAATCTCTGCATCATATACTTTTTCAAAAGTTCCCATTGAAGATGTAAAAATTGATGTCACTGATTTAATTGCGCCTGTTGTATCTGGTTCAAATATAACGCCGTGGAATGGATTAATAATAAAATTTCCAGATGCAGACGAATTAGACTCTACTAACATTGGAAACATTAAGTTTTTTTCGGGAAATACGCATACTATATTTGCTCCAAAACTGGAAATTGTACAAGTAGACCAGACATTTGTCACGGGAAGTCTAAAACGTATTCCCAACGGCAATGTTACAATTGTACCAAAAAATATAAAAGAAGCATATACGTTAGGAGAAGTCGATAAGGTATACTTGGTAGTAAGAGAACCATATCCTGATAGAAAATTTGATGCAACGAGTCGATATAGAAATGTATATTTCCTACCCTCGGAATCATACTATAGAGTGCGGGATCAAGTAGCAGATATGGTATTATATGAGTTTGATCAATACTCTGCAGTAAACTGCGATACTTCAGGATCATATATATTATTGGATACGTCGGGGTTGGAAGTTAACCGATATTACACCTTGGATTTAAAAATAAAATCCAGCGGGTTAGTATTTTTCCCAGAATTTAATTACACATTTAAAGTAGACAGTGATGCATAGTATATTTAATTCATATATTCCAAAATTTTTGGTAGATCTTAATAAGGATAACGAAGATATTATAATAGTGTCTTCTTCGTATTTCTCTCCAGAGGGTGACATATATGAATTAGATACCCGTACAATATCTCCCAATTTAGTGCAAACCACACAGTCATTGCAAGAATTGCGACCGGAAATTTCAACAGTGTATCCGTTTAAAATTGTAACACCGTTAGATTTTGATGGTTCAACAATGTTACAAAGTCCAAGTATGACTACTCAACCCACCGCATCGCAGGGATATTATGTCCCTATTTACTTTGAACGGTACAATGCTGACGTTATACGAAATATAGATACGAGATTCACCGAACTAACTACTGGGTCAAATTTATAATATGCCAAATCAAGCAAATTTTAGAAGTGATATTACTACGCAAACTGAGCCACGATTTGCGGCATCAAGAATTGTAAGTAATCCAAATGAACTAATTTTGTTTGAAGAAGTTCCAGCAAGTTTTGCATTCGATGCACAGGATACGGTAGAAGTACATTTCTACACCATTCCAGGAAATCAATTATTGTTAAGTACAACTATTACATTGTCTGACCAAATTATTAAGTCGCACATTGTTTCATATAGCGATAATTCCTATAAAAATTATATTAGAATAGATTTTACAAAATTATTTATAGATAAAAACTTAATACTAGTTCCCGGAGATTACAAACTTGTACTAAACTTCTTCTCAGATGAAATTGGTAGTTACACAGATAGACGATTGACAATAGATACTATATCACCGTCACGTACCGAAGTTCAATTAACGTTCAATAATATTATTGATGCTGTAACACGAAACGATGATGTATATCTACTTAGAGAATTTGTTGAACCATCATTTAATAAATCGGATGCGGTTGGTGTGGCACAAAAAATCTTTGAATCTGGTGTAGAATTAAATGACCCGACCGAAGGAATAACAGCAGATACTATCACACAGAATATAGAAATTCCAGAAATAAACCAAACATATGCAAATACTATAGCGCGGATTGATGTATTAAATTTGCGTGAATCTTTTGACGCACAAATAAATGACTTCCTTCTACAACTGTACACTTTCATCAGTGAAGAAATAGTTATTAATGGAGATGATCGAATCCAACAAGATGAATACGAGCAAATTATTCGTTCTGTTGTAACGGATAAAATATCAAATCTGCGCCAAATTATGGACATGCGCATTAACGTAAGTTAAGGTATATATTATATGACAATTCCGTTCAATTCTCAATTTTTTTTAAATGATGAACAAACCGATGGCGCAGGAACTACTGGTCAGTTAGGAGGTGGAACGGCGTTTACGCCCACACCCACACCTACAGCCACACCCGCTTCAGATTTCAGTGGTATTTGTAGAGAATACTCTCTCACAACAATTGCTCAAGCAGGTAGTGATGTTACAGTAACGGTAATCTATACAGACTGCGGTAATAATGTTGTAAACTCAACGGGAGTCATAAATTTAATACAACAAGCGTCGGCCGATCCTGATGCGGCAGGACAGCAATTATTTTCTACAACCATCTGTTCGAAGTCACAACCAAGTATAACAGCTGGTCCATATCAAATCAGCGTTACTAATATTGCCGCATGTGATTTAACTTTACCGGAATCACTCACCGCCGTTACATTGGATGCGTTCAATGGTGGATCAGTAGATATTACAGCGGGAGTTCTAGTTGGAGCTCCGGGAAGAAGTGTTACAATTGACGCATTTCCTATAAGAACACACACTTTTAATAGATTTGAATTGCGTGACAGTGTAACGAACAATTTGATACGTACACAAACAACTGCGCCAATAAACTTTACAGTTGATGAAAATATAACGGTAACTGCATTTTTTGAATTAACAGCTACCCCACTACTTACCGCTGTTACATTGGCTGTAGAGCCATCAATTGGCGGATCAATAAATATTGCATCTGGAGATTTAGTTGGTTCTGCAAGAAGAACTGTTAGAATTAATGCTGTACCTGCAAATACACACACCTTTAATAGATTTGAATTGCGTGATGGTACAACAGACAACCTCATAAGTACACAGACAACTACGCCAATAAGTTTTATAGTCGATGGGAATAGAACGGTAACTGCATTTTTTGAATTAATAGTTGCTCCACCGCCGTCAACTAGATATACTACTACTTTGGTGGCAGCCCCGGTTGAAGGCGGAGTGGTTAGTGGAACAAGCTTGTTAACGCCAATCCCTAGCACCGTTATCGTGTCAAGAGTTGGTGAAAGAACTAATTTTCAAGCAACTGCAAATTCTGGATATACGTTTGTGGGGTGGTATTTAAACGGTCTTCTATGGTCTACTAATTATTCTCCCGCCATTTTGTCGGATAAAGATAATGTATATGAAGCAAGATTTGCAAGAAACGCCACACAAGACGCATGTAAATGTTATTTCGTAGCACCAACTGCGCAAGGACAACCATTTGAAGTAACATACCGACCATGTGTAGCGGGATCAATTCGAACAACAGAAACGTTTACCTCATTTACAAACATTTGTTCGGCCGATATTCCACAAGCCGGTAGAAACGCACAAGTACCTCAAAATCTTGGCACAGATTGTTCAAATGAGCAAACTTGTAATACGCCACCACCGCCAACGCCAACACCGACTCCAACTCCAACAGAAGAAATAATCTTACGGTGGAGAGATTGCATTTCTGAAGAATTATATACCGGCGTTCCAAATAATCGCCGTGAAGTAGTGTATACCGGACCTGGTGGGGGAACATGTTGGGAGCCACTAACACAAATCACGTTTACTCCTGATTTAAATAATGAATTGACATTTCAATATCAACGTGGGTCTACTCAGTATCCTATGTCACAAGTAATAACAGCAACTAACGCATCAACACAATTAACATACGAAATACAAATAATAACCAACACGGATATTGCAGTCACTCCCAATAAATTTATAATTGCCCCAAGAAGTGATGTACAATTTGTTGTGCAAACCACGCCTGCTTTACTAAATCAATTGGGTGACGGCACATCTAGATTGCAAATGTCAGTCGGCATCAGAGAATTATAATGATTCCATTTTTACTTAATTATGAACCATATAGACCATCAACAGGAACTCAGGTTGTTAGTTCTATAAATGATATGGTAACAATTAGTTTCAATCCACCGTCTGAAATTAATTATGTAATAGGAGCAGAACAGCAATATAATGATACAATCATTGTCCGTAACACGACATTAAATGCGCCATTGGAAGTTACTATAGAATTTAACGATAAAATTCTTGATATAAATACAAATAATACAACTAGTCCATATGTATTTACATTGGCACCAAATATACAAACTTCATTTCCCGTCCAATTAAAAACTTCATTTTTAGATCAACGATCTAGTATCACACCTACGATGCTACCCATACAGTTTACAGTAAAAAATTTACTAAACGGCACAGTGGTACTTAAAAATGTATAATACGACAATACAGGCTGCTATCCGAGTAATTATATCGCCATCAGTAACGCCATCGCAGCCACTTACAAGAAATTATAATATAGCAATTAATCCTACACTGATTAATGTCAATATTTCACAGC